CGACATTATAATTTCTATATACAGTCATTTAACTAAAATTCTCCGATACTTTAGGGTCTTCATCTTTGGGATGGTTTTTAGTTTCTACAAAACCACTAATCAATTGTCCAGCTACTCTATATGTGCCATAGCACAGGGGAACAACTGCTCCTGGAGAAGTAGTATTCTCTAATCCTTCAAACGCATCATTATTTCGTCTTGCTCCGCCATCAGCAGGTGCATCAGGTTTTTTTGGTTTACTTAAAGCTTGTATTGCAACACTAATAACTAGTCTAATAACGGTTCCAAAAAAGAATTTTGGAGTAAAAATACTAGCGACAAAACCTTTACCTGCGGGTATAGCAAACGGAATTCCGGTTCCAGCCGCTGCACCAGCTCCTCCAGCCGCTGCACCAGCGCCGCCCGCGAGCAATGGTGCGATTGCGAATGCTATAAAAACTACTATAGCAACAATCAGCAACGCTAGTAAAAGTTTACCAAAACCCCTACCTGATCCAAAAATAACTGGAACTATATACAAAATAAAATGTAATTTCTTATTTAACCTATCTATTATAAGGTCTTGTTGATTTACTGTTCTTTTATTACAATCTAAAATACAAATATCTTGTCGGGCAGAGGAATAACGTAGTTCTGTTAAATAATAATTAAGTTTTGGAAATAAGTTTATTAATCCACTAACAACATTAGACATATTCGCAGCTTCTATTTCATGTTCTGCTAGTCCGTTTGTATATTTTCTTAAAGATTTATGAAATCGTAATTTAACTTTCATAACTTACCCTATGCAAACCTATCACCAACTCGAGGATCTTCGTCTTTGGGATGATTTAATGTTTCTACAAATCCACTAATCAATTGACCTGATACCCTCATTTGTCCATAATGAATAGGAACATTAGTACCGGGTGCAGTAGTATTAGCTAATCCTTCAAAAATATTATTATCTTTTCTTACAGGGGCATCGGTTTCTGCAGGTTTTTTTGGAGGTTTATTCAAAGAACTAATAATTTGAGATATTATTAATCTAAAAACCATACCAAAAAGTTTTTGTGGAGTAAAGAAACTAGCAAAGCCTCCAGCAGCGCCACCTGCTCCTCCAGCAGCTCCTCCAGCGCCTCCAAATAAAGCACCTAGTCCCCCCGCTGACGAAATTGCAAAGGCAGCGATAGCTACGATAGCTACGATAGCGAGCATTTTTCCAGCCTTACCTGAACCATAAACAAGAGGAATTAAATATATTTCTGTATGATTATTTTTATTTAAAGTATTTATTTCGTAATGATTACTAGTTATTACTTTTTTATTTTTATCTAAAAAAGCTAAATTTTCTCCTGATGATCCGTTTGAGACTAGACTATAATAATCATTAAATTTAGGAAAAATATTTTTTAATGCATTTTTAACATCAGTAAAATCTTTAGCTTCACATTCATAAACAGCAAGGCCTTTAGTGTATTTTTGTAAGATTTTGTGAATATGAATTTTAACTCTCATTTTAAATTAAATGTTCCTCTTTAAAATCATCAAAACGAATTGCATCAATATTTCTATCAAGCCAATAAAGATAAAATTTATTACCAAATCCTACAATAAATTTATATTCATCAAAAGCTGCTCCTTTCTTGTCATCTTCACTAGGTAAAGGATTTTCATCTCCGGGATGTGAATGAAATACCCCCCAACAAGTATCTTCATAATCAAGTAAAGCAACAGGGTCTAAAACAAAACTTTCTTTTGGTTTAGGGCTTATATTTTTACAAGGTACATATTCGAAATCCTTCGTAATTATACCACAACATTCTTTAGGATATTCTCCTGCAGCGTGTTTTGACATATCTTCAAGTAATTTTTGATATACTGTCATTGTTTTTTATTCCTATCCATCTATGGATTCCACTAGTATATTGTTTATAATATTTACCATAAACACCAACCCACGATTTTCTATTATCCATACAATGTAATAACCTATTATGATCAACATATAATGCACAATGATTTGTTTGATTTGTCGCCCCAATACTCATTGTTACTACATCATACACTTTAGGTTTTTCTATTTTTTTCCAACCAAATTCTTCTGTGCCACCCTTTTCAAATGGTCTTGTAGTATCGTAATTATACCAATTAGCATCTACAATATTACACCAATCTCTAGTAGTATAAGGGATATCAATACCAAGCTCGTCTTTATATATTAATTTTACTAAATTAAAACAATCAATACCAGTTTTTGGATCTAATCCTAGATGTTGGTAATGAAGTCCTGTATATTTTTCATACCATTTCATCTATTTTTCTTCTCCAAATACTGTGTGTTTTTTCTCTCCAATTATCACCGAAAAAATTAATTTCTGATTTATGTTTTTCTTCTATATGAATAAATTTTCCTTCGCCCACATACATACCAAAATGAATTGGGCGATTTTTATTTGACTTAAATAGTATTACATCATATTCTTTAAGATCTGTCCAATCAACTTTTTGTGCATGCTGTTTACACCAACCTAATATTTCTTCAAAACTTACTATAAAAGTCCATTTAGTTCCTGTAAGTTCCTCTCCTTTTAAATAAACTTTTCCATCTATCGATTTTAAATCTAAATATTCCCAAAGACTTGAAAAAACACTACTTTTTAATTCTCTTCGATAAATAAATTCAATTAATGTAATACAATTTATTTTATTATAATGGTGAGGAATCCCTAAATATTTAGTATACTTACTCATAACGATTCATACCATTCTTTATACTCAGGATAAACTTCTACAAAGGAGGAATCTGAACGTACTGTAGCTAATTTTTCATTATATACCTTAAAATCTTTTTGTAATTTTAAATTAGTTTTACCATTATTCATATAAAGTAACCAGTCTAAAATATTATTAATTTGTGTTTTAGAAAAAATGGCATGTCTAGTAGCCAAGAAATCTTTATAATAGCGATTAATTTTTAATTTTTCTTGTTTAGGTAATATTTGAATATTTTGTTGTTCAGGACTTACTAAACAAGTACCATGAACTTCTATGCCATATTTCTTTGCCCATACTACTAGTTTTGGTAAACTATAAATACTGTATATACTTACTACACTACTAATAGTTGTTATATGTTTTTGCATTTCTGCTACGTGTGCTGCGAATCTTCCCCAGTTAAACTCAGTTCTAGTATATTCTCCTTGTCTACCGAATCCATCACAACTAGGCCAAAGTTTAACTTCTCTAAAGTTTTTCCATAGTTTTCTAAGGTCATAATCTTTATAGGTCAGTACACTTAAATTTGTATTATATGTAATAGAAATATCAGTATAATTATTTTCTATTAGCCAATCTAATAGTTTATAGTGTCCTTCTTGCATTAGAGGCTCCCCTCCTGCAAAATATAAATCTGTTACAGAAGGAGCAATCTCTGGTAAAGCTGCCCATAAATTATCATTATTTGTCCATTTATCAACAACTCCAATAGGTTTTCTATTTAACGCTTTAGAATCCCTATCCCATCTAGTTGATAACATAGGTCCACATGTTCTACATCTAAAGTTACAAATATTACCAAAACGAATATCTATATAGGTGGGTAACTCAGGTAAAAAACCATCTTGTCTAGTTATACTTTGTCTATGTTCTTCTTTAGCAAATCTCTCATTATAGACCATTCTTGGACTTTTGATTTTTGCATCTTCTTTATTATAACAATGTTTAACACATTGTGCAGGTTTTTTATTTTCTAAGAACTGTAATCTAAGATCCCTTAACCCAGGTCCGTTCCAAACCTCTTCTAAAATATTATCTTCTGAAGAAGCTAAATTAAAATTTATATCATCTATAGCACCGTCAGAAAAACAGCATGCTTTATATTTTCCTGCAATATTCCCATGAATATGAATCCACGGAAGTATACAACCTTTTATCATTAATTTCCCCTATCTTCTTTCTTACTGTTTTGGAACTGTTCGTCCTGTGCCTGGAAATCCTCCAAAGTGAATTCCATTATTTCTAATACGACATGCTTCAAAACTTTTAGCACATTCATCATCAAAATTAGAACTAGCTACTTGATTATTTAAATCAATTGGATTGGTATTAGCAGTTAGTGCAGTGCCAGGAATGGTACCCCCATTTGGTCCAGGATACTGACATTCTTCACCTTTATATGTCCATTGACATGTATTTTTAAAATATTTTCTCTTAGGAAGAACGAGTTTAAAATACTGTAACCAACTTACTAATGAAAATGAAGCAAATTTTTCATTAAGAGTAGATAGCCCATCTACTTTAAACATATCTTTAACATAAGCTTCAGAGTCAGCTTCACTATTAAGAATTAATATTTTATCTCCTACAGTTACGTTACTTAAATTTTCATTATTTGCAAATATAAATCGATTCTCTTCAATTTGTGAGATAAAAGCTGTTGTATTAAGATCGTTATTTGAAGCAATTTCGTCACCTACCCTATAAGGTAGTGTAGAAGTCATTTCTAAAACATTACCAAAAACAGTTCTAGTTGTAGAATACTCCGGCCAATGATCTAAAAAATTAGCAAAAGTAGATTTAATCTCTACTACTGCTCCTAATAAGTCTCGACTGTCCAACTTCTCTCGTTTCCACGTATTATCCCCAAAAGCACCTACTGTCTGTGCTTGGGTGTATATAAAACTGGCATTTTGATGCCCATATACGCTATCCACAACTGTTTGGCTATAAGTATGCCCAGCAGACCGTTGGGCCGCAAGTACTGTAGTATGTTCTGATACACTATAAGAAGCACTTGCAGGAACTGTTCTAGGATCAATACCATTAACAACTTCACCATTAACTACTGCAAATACAGCATTAGAAGTACAATTACCTACAACGTCTGGATCTTCAACAATTGTTGTAATTACATTATCAAAGTTTGATATATCAAGATTTACTTCGTTAACTTCTCCATCTGAACCTGTTGAAATTCCTGAACTATCAACAGGATAAGGAGTAAAACTTTCTGCACCGTATGTTACATTATAGGCTATATCAGAATTTAAATCTCCTCTAACTTCTGCAAATCTTAAAGGAAAATTATGAGGCCAGTTTCTACCCGCACCCGGTGTTTCTGTGTTATCTCCTCCATCTGGGTTTCCAGATTCATTAGGAGGATACCACTCTCCTGGATAGTAGATAGTGTATAATCTTACTAAAGGGTTTTGTTCAAATGCATTTTTTTCTCTTATATAGTTACTATTATTAACATCAATAATAGTTCCTACAGCAGTAGTTGTGTTACTTACTGCAGGAGTAGGAGGAACAAAAGGTACATCTACTGTAGCACTAGCATTAGC